CGCAAGGGGCCCCGGGCACTAGTAGTAGCATCTCATCCCTATGGTTCAATCGTTTGATTGAATTGTTGGGATGAAGGGGAGGCTTTACTAACCTCCCAAGACCAGATTGTCTTCCTGGAAGAGAGAGAGAGGTGTCAACAGAAACTCGAAAGAGACCTGTGCCCTTCTTGGCGCCCTATACAGGACGCCTACGGGACCAATCCGTTAGGAATGGTAACCCGTTGGGTTGGCGTGGATGGATCGAAACTGATCTATCAGCCAACTTCTCTCATCTCGTCGGACAGCAAGTTACTGTGTCCGAGAATCATTCCTCTTGGAATTCGCGTAAGCGAAATCATTTCAAGGGCGATCTTGGAAGCGAATTCTACACCACTAAGACAGAGGCCAAGCTCGTTCATTCGGGCGAGGTCTTTCTTAATGGTGGAGAACCCCCAGATTTCTGGGGCAACTCAGAAATGGCCGAGTATTATGGGCCATTTCTGCCGTTGTCACCGAGCGATGTCGAGTTTCCACCTGCTGCAGAGTCCTCTCGCGAGGAACTGCTTCAGTTGGCAGCTATGGCTATCGCTCAGTGTTCGCCATCCAATCCCGCCGCGTCTCTTTCCGTCACGATCGGTGAGTTTGCCAAAGAGGGTTTACCCAAAATGGTTGGCTCATCGTTAAAGTCGTGGCTCAATATGTCCGCCAAGGATCGCCGAAAGGCGATCGGTGGCGAATATTTGAACTATGACTTCGGATGGAAGCCACTTGTCAACGATCTGCGTGATATTTCTCACGCGATCACGCATGCCGACGCCATTTGGCGACAGTATGCGAGAGATGCTGGCAAGTTGGTTAGACGCAGGTATGAATTTCCAGTCAAGCGGGACACGAAGATGAAAGACTTGGGATTGATTGGTCCTTGGATCAGTCCGTCCTCAAGTATTCTCGTCAATCGTGAGACTTACCGCTTGGATGGTAGGGTCCTTCGTGAACACTCTATCACGAAGCGTCAGTGGTTTAGTGGCGCCTTCACATACTACGTTCCTGGCGTAAATGCCACGAGCGGAGCTATTGCGGAGAACGTCATTCAGGCCAAGAAACTTCTTGGTCTGTCACTGACTCCAGACGTAGTCTGGAACCTGTCACCATGGAGCTGGGCTATCGACTGGTTTGCCAATGTCGGGGATGTCCTCGAAAATTGGTCAAACTGGGCAATCGATGGTCAGGTGCTGGCGTATGGATACTTCATGGAGGAAACTTCTTCGAAGTATACATACACGTACGTTGGCGATACGCGAATGCGTAGAGCTGGCGTACGACCGTGGTCCCTCGAGACGTCGACGAAGACGAAACGAAGGATCAAGGCCACACCTTATGGCTTTGGTCTCAACTGGGATGGATTCTCATCCTCCCAGAAGGCCACTATCGCCGCGCTCGGCATGAGCCGTAGCTAGGCGATGATGTACTTCTTGTGTTGAAACGCCAATGGGAGCCCAATCAAGCTCCTAGGAGTGATGCCTATGTCATTCACCGAACCTCTATCCGTCAACGCGACAGGTAGCGTCCAGTCGCTCCCACGCACCAGCGTGGAAGGCGACCAGGCGATCTACTCGTCGTCTGACGGGAACGTCGTCATTACCGCTGACCACACGGTGGCCAAGCGGATTCGACGCGTTCTGAGGCTCGACTTGCGAAAGCTGAGCCCCGATCCGCATAAGCCGTCGGAGAATGTCGCTGTGACGATGTCAACATACATCGTCTTCGACCTTCCCATCGACGGCTATACGAACGCGGAGGCTCTCGTCGCCTATAAGGGCCTCACGGCCCTCATGGCGGCAAGCTCGGACGCCATCACGGTCAAGCTCCTCGGCGGCGAGTCCTAACGGACTCGCTTTCGTCGATCTTGATTTAGACGGTGCCCAACGATAGGGAGAAGAGGCATCCTGCCTCTCCTCCTCGACCAACCCGGACTGATACCCCGGGCCGTCGAAGCACTGACAGCGACCCTCGTACAACCATCACCAAAAAGGTGCTGGTCATTTCGATCGTCGTAATCGATGCTCTTTATGTCGTCGCAGGTTACCTTCTCGGAAACCCAATTCATGGGTGCTTCTAAGAAGGCAGTGAATTCCACTACTGTCGACGTGGTCTATTGTGCAGCCAGTCTAACTGACCGTGCTGTACTAATAGTCACCTTGCGGCCGGGAAGAATCCCGACTGACGAGGCCCACATCGCGATCCGTGATTTTCTTGACGCCTTACAGGCGTTGCAGAATCTCCGGGACGTGTAGTGTGTCTAGTACATCTGTGGTTTGACGTAGGCTATGGATCTGCCACCCCAACGAAAGGAGGGGGACAGTGAAAAGCCTGACGTCACTCTGGTCCATTGCAGCCGTTGAGTTGGCTGCGCGATGCTGCACTAGCGCCAACCGTGACATAAACACTGTCACGGTCCGAACTGAACACGAGGGGTTATCGTTTCTTGCGATAACCCTGGCGGACTATGGAAAAGTCATCCAAAAATGGCTTGACCAAGGTTTCGTCGTGCCTCCGGACTGCCCTGCCTTCAAAAAGCAGAGTGGTCCTACCGGTCTCCCTGTATTCCTACAAGGTTTCCTTGCACGTGTGTTCAATTCTGACACTGGTGTGCTGTTGGATGAACCATGCATCGAGTCAATCTATGCTCTTCGTCAACTAACGTTGATGTTTAGCAAGATTGCCCTTCCGTCTCAAACCCGCAAGGGTATGAGAACGAAGGTTGCTAACCGAAAGGTTGTCAGCCCTCGCCGCGAAAGGCAAGCGATGCAAGACTTCATTCAGTGTGAGAAGGACATCCGGACATACGATGATCTTCTTGATCCCTCCTATATGGAGGATTTCAAGAGGATGTCGAATGAGCTCTTTGGCGAAGTCTTTGCCAAAGTAGATAGAGATATCTATTGGGCGCGTTTGCTCCCAAAGCATGGTCCAGGCGCTGTCGCAGATCGTCTTTCCAGCAATGGGAAGTACAATCTGCGCACCTGGACATCCAGGCTTCAGCCAGTAATGCCGGCTGAAGAGTTCATCATTCCTAATGGCTCCTTTAAGAGTCAGATGGATGATGAGCTAGATGTCCTCGAACCCGGTTCCGAGATACCTGTAAGGGTTATCACGGTTCCTAAGACGCTCAAGTCTC